GCAAAAAGAAAGCTAAGAAGTAATGGCTAACATGGATGAACTGCGCTTTCGCAGCATTTTGCAGAACGAAATACAGAGCGCGGTGAATTACCACGAAAGCGAGTTTTCGGCAGAGCGTGTCGAGACTTTGCGGTATTACCTTAGCGAACCTTTTGGCAACGAGGTGGAAAACCGCAGTCAAGTTGTCGCTACCGAAGTGTCTGACACCATCGAATACATCATGCCGAGCTTGATGAAAATGTTTGCGTCTACCGACGAGTTTTGCCGCTTTGAGCCGCGTATGCCAGAGGATGTGCAAGCTGCGGCGCAAGCGACTGACTTGGTTAACTTTGAGATTTACCGCAGCAACCCCGGCTTTCGTGTAGTTCACGACTGGTTCAAGGATGCTTTGCTTTTTGCGCAGGGTGCTGTGAAGTCTTACTGGCAGGAAAGCGAGCGCGTTGAGACTGAGACTTACGAGGGTTTAACTGAAGATGAGCTTACCATCTTGCTCTCTGACCCCGCCGTTGAGCTTGTTTCGCAGGAAGTTACCGAGCTTGGCATGGTTGGCGATGATGGCGTCGATGTGCCTATGGATATGCGTTATGCCGTCGAGGTAAAGCGCCGCATCAAGTCTGGCTCTGTAAAGCTGGACAATATACCCCCCGAAGAACTGATATTTAGTCGACGCGCAACTTCGATTGAAGATTGCTCATTTATTGCTCACAGAACGCAGATGCGTGTCGGCGAATTGGTAGAGCTTGGGTATGACTACGACACAGTTATACGCCATGCTGGTGACAGCGAGTTAGACGATGAAGCTGAGCGTCAGGTGCGCTTTAGTGGCATTGAAGCTGGCGATGGCCATGAGACGCAAGACCCGTCGATGCGCGAGGTGTTGGTCACTGAGGCTTACATCAAGGTAGACTTTGACGGCGACAATATACCTGAGCTTCGGCGTGTTGTTTCGCTTGGTGATGGCGATGAAGTGCTTGAGAATGAGCCGTTTGACCATGTGCCGTTTGCCATACTTTCGCCGATCTTAATGCCGCACCGCATGGTTGGACGTTCTGTTGCCGAAATGGTGAAGGATTTGCAGATCATCAAGTCCACTGTGATGCGGCAATTGCTAGACAATTTGTACCTCACGAATAACAGCAGAGTAGGTGCTGTGGAAGGCCAGGTAAATTTAGATGATCTACTTTCGTCGCGCCCTGGGGGCATTGTTCGCATGCGTGCGCCGGGCATGGTGCAGCCTTTGGCCGTACCACAGATTGGCAACGCTGCGTTTAACATGTTGGAGTATGTGGATCAGGTTCGTGATCAGCGTACGGGTTTTTCTAAAGCTTCGATGGGGCTTGACCCCAGCACACTTCAAAGCACTACCGCATCGGCTGTTAATGCGACTATCCAAGGCGCTCAGCTTAAAATCGAAATGATTGCCAGAGTGTTTGCTGAAACGGGTTGCCGCCAGTTGGCGAACAACGTGTTGTGCCTCTTGCAGAAGCATCAGGACAGCGAGCGCGTTGTGCGTATTCGCAATGAGTTTGTCGCCATTGATCCGCGTGCGTGGGACAATGAGTTTGACCTGTCTATTGACGTTGGGCTGGGCAGTGGCCGCGAAGAAGAAAAGATGGCGATGCTGGGTCAGATCATGGGCAAGCAGGAGCAGATCATGCAGCAGCTTGGTTTGTCTAACCCTGTCGTAAAGCCATCGCAGTACATCAACACGCTCAAGAAGGTCGCCGAGATGGCTGGCTTTAAGGACACCGAGCAGTTTTTCACATCTGGCGAACAGATAGATCAGGCTTTGGCGCAACAGGATCAGCAGCAGCAAGTTGACGGTTCAGCACAGGCTGAGATGGCGCAATTCCAAGCTGAGCTAGAGTTGAAGAAGCAGAAGATGCAAGCTGAGCTAGAGCTAGAGCGCGAGAAGATGCAAGCCGAGCTTGAGTTGCGCCGCTTTGAGCTAGAGAGCGAGTTGCAGCTTCGCCAGCAAAAGCTCGCCTTTGGCGGCACAGTTTCGGACAATTTACCTAGAGCATGACAGATTTTGAAGCCGAGCGTGACCGTGGCCAGCGTGCTGCGGCCATTTTGCGTGACCCAATCGTAAAAGAGGCTTTTGACGAAATCCGCGAGTCGTATGTCAGTGCGTGGGAGCAAAGCTCTGCGTCAGACACCGATGAACGGGAGCAAGCGTATTATTTGCTGAAGGCTTTGCAGTCTTTTCGCGGTCACTTTGAGAGTGCCGTGCAGACTGGGAAAATGGCCTCACAGCAGTTGGACGGCTTGCATAAATAACCCTTAAAATTTGGAGATTTTAATGTCTGGTACTCCTAGTGAATCCAGCCTTTCGCAGCATGATGCTGTAAATATGCTTTTGAACATTGAAGACGCCCCCCTAGAGGCAAGCGATGAAGTTCAAGAGCCAGATGCCGAAACTGAAGTAGAGGCGACCGAAGCGGAAGCAGAGGAAGTTGAAGCCGTCGATGAAGACCAAGCTGAGACTGAAGCTGAAGAAGTAGAGGAAGAACCTGAGACTGAAGAAGTCGAGGTTTATAGTGTGAAGGTTGATGGTGATGAAGGCGAGGCCACTCTGGACGAGCTGGTTGCGTCTTACCAGAAGACCCGCACCGCAGACAAAAGACTACAAGAGGCCGCAGAGGCGCGTAAAGCGTTGGAAACGGATCAAGCGTCTTTTGAGCAAACCCGTGTCGAATACACTGACACGCTACAGGCAATGAAAGACTTTTTGCAGCAAGCCAGTCCTGAGAAGGACGACAAGTATTGGCTTGAGCTTAATGAAAACGACCCGTTTGAGTACAACAAGCAGCAAATTCTGGAAAACCAGCGTTTGCAGAAGCTTCAAGCGGTGGAAACGGAACAGGCTCGTTTAGACCAAGAGCGCATCCAAGTTGAGCAGCAAAAGCTTTTAGAGATGATCCCTGAGTGGCGTGACCAAGAAGTTGCTTCCCGCGAGAAGCAGCAAATCGTGGATTACGTCAGTTCTAAGGGGTTCACCACTCAGAATATCAACACTTTGGCGATGGATAGCCGTCTTGTGGACATGGTTCGCAAGGCACTGAAGTTTGACGCTTTGCAAGACCAAAAACCGATTGCGAAGAAGAAGGTCAGGAAAGCGCCAAAGATGGTCAAGAGTGGGCAACCTAAGCCTGTGGGTAACTCTGCAACAGAGAGAAAGCGTAAGGCTTTTGACAAACTGAGGAAGACCAACAGCCGCAATGCCGCTGTGGATTACCTCTTAACCCGCTAACTTTTAGGAGGCCATTATGGCTACTTATACCAGCGCTTCAGCCATAGGCGAGCGCGAAGACCTGAGTGATGTGATTTATCGCATTGATCCCGACGAAACCCCACTTGTGAGCAATGCTCAAAAGGAGACTACCAAAGGTATTTTCCATGAGTTCCAAGTGCAAGAATTGGCTGCGGCTGTTGACACAAACTATGTCAACGAAGGCTCTGACTATAGCTATAATAACCCGCAACCCACGGTCAGACACGGCAATTATCACCAAATTTCCGTACAAGCGGCTAGCGTTTCAAATACGCTTGACGTTGTAGACAAAGCCGGGCGTGACAAAGAAACGGCGATGACCAAAATTCTCAAAGGAATTGAGCAGCGTCGAGACATAAATAAATCGCTTTACAAGAACGAAGCGCGTTCTGGCTCTGACCCACGCAAAGCTGCCAAGTTAATCACTTGGATCACAAACGGCGACAAGCCGTCTGACATGGCGTTTGCAACTGGTGACGGTTCTGACGCTGCTGACCTTACTGGTACTGCGGCTGCACTTACTTTGGCGAAAATCGACGCTGCTATGCTTGCTGCATACAGTGACGGCGGTTCACCGAACATGTTGCTGATGTCACCAACCAACAAGCAGAACTTTTCTGGCCTGTCTGGCGGTTCAGTTGTAACTAACCAGTTGCACATGACCGCGCCTAAAGAGGCAGCGATAATCGGTTCTGTTAGCTTGTACTTGTCAGACTTTGGTGAGCTTTCGGTCACTGTTGACCGTCAGTGTCCAAATTCAGAGATGTATCTGATCGACACCGATTACGTCTGCATCGGCTCACTGCCGGGTCGGATGTTTAGCGTGTCTGACGTTGCATCTACTGGTGACGCCACCAAGTTTGCAATCGTGTCCGAATGGACGTTGATCGTGAAAGCGCCAAAAGCGCACGCAGCGGTTATCGGTCTAAACGGCTCATAAGCAAAACTACTCACAAGACCCAAAGGGGGCGGCTTCGGTCGCCCTTTTTTTATGCGGAGAACGTAATGAAAAAGCTTATCAGCGCTGACCCTGAGAAGGGCAAAAAGACATTCTTTCACTCTGACGTTGACGGCAACCATGTCAGCACAGAGATAAACCTTGATCCAATCATCGACGCAGCAAAGCGTGAGGCAAACGAATGGCGACCCGGTTCGCTTATCGGCAATACTCAGAAGCACAAGCAAAAGGTCGCTGAGATACCAGCCCCGCTTTACTACCAACTCATAGAGAGATTTGGCCAGCCCAAGCAAAACCCGAAAGCTTGGCGCAAATGGCTAAACGACTATGACAATCGTTTCTTTAGAACTTCTGGCGGTACAGTGTAATGGCAATCACGACTTATGCTGAGCTTCAGACATCGGTAGCCAACTTTTTGGCGCGGGATGACCTGACGGCGCAAATACCCGACTTCATAGCGCTTGCAGAGGCACGCATGGGTCGTGAGCTTGACACTCGTTCACAGGTAAAGCGTGCCACAGCAGAAACCGTTGCTGGCGCTGAGTTTATCGACTTGCCGACTGACTTGCGCAAAATCCAAGGCATCAAGATAAACTCTAACCCGGTGAAGGTTTTAGACTACACCACGCCGCACAACTATTACAGCTTGACCCCAAGCAACGGCACAGGCACGCCATCGTATTACACGGTGGTCGGCACAGCCATCGGCTTACGCCCTATCCCTGACAGCGTGTTTACAATTGAGATGATCTATAGCGACGATATAGACGCGCTCTCGACGACCAACACGACGAACACAATACTTACACGGCATCCTGACGCTTACCTTTTCGGCGCGTTGGCGGCTGCTTCTGTATTCCTGATGGATGACGCACGCGCTGCGCAATTCGATCAGGTGTTTTCTCGCACGATTGGCGAGATGAAAAGGGACACTGATGACGCGAAGTTTGGTGGCTCTCTTGTAATGCGCTCAGACTACGCAGTTTAACAAAGGAACAGAACAATGGCAGCTTTAACAGATCACGCAGAAAACCTTCTGCTTAACTTTTTAATGACCACTGGCACGGCAACACGCCCTACAAATTGGTATGTCGCACTTTACACCAGCGCCCCAAATGACGCTTCAACTGGAAGCTCTGGCGGCACTGAAGTGTCAGGCAACGGCTATTCCCGGCAGAGCGTAAGCTGGGACGCGGCAAGCGGCACAGGCGGCACAACGTCAAACTCAGGCGCGGTCACATTCACGGCGTCAGGCGGGTCGTTTGGCACGGTTACGCACCTT